TTTCGCCTCGTGGAGAGAGTAAAAGGGGTCTATGACGTATGTCTGATGTCATGAAGTGCCCGCGCTGTGAGAATATCATCGGTTATTTGGTGGACGTGGATCGGCTCACGCTGTTGCAAATGGGCGGTGGGTTATGCCGCGAGTGGCACGGCGTCTGTTGTCAGTGTGGCTATGGCTTGCATTGGTCTATATCAGAGCAAATGTTGTCATCTCTTGTGAGACGATTATTGCAGGAACAAAAGAAATAGGGTACAATATGTCTAATCAAATATGGGAATTTCGGAGTTTACCGCCCGATGAATTCTCATACACAATACGTGCGTGAGAAAGCATCGGGCTTTGTTGTTTGGGGTGAAATATGGCGAAACGAACCTACAGCGAAGAGACAAAAGCAGCGGTCATGGCAGCGTTGCTGGCTGGACAGTCGGTGTCTCAGGTTGCCGCAGAGTATAAGATACCAGAAGGCACTATTTGGGCCTGGACGCATCGTGAATTGAACGGCAAAAGCAATGGGTATGATGCAAGTCTTGCAAGTGCAGCAAGTCAAAAAAAGCAGCGCATCGCTGAGCTTATTCTTGAATATCTTGAAGCATTGTTTGTTGCTCTAAAGAATCAGGCGGAGTTGTTTGGTGACAACAAGAACTGGCTTCCGAAACAGACCGCCAGTGAAGTTGCGGTACTTCACGGGGTGCTTGCCGATAAAGGAATTAGGATTCTCGAAGCTCTGGCGAGCGCCGCTGAAGAGCAAGACGTTTGACTCCTGGCTCAAAGCAGTAACGCCGTCGTACCGGTGGGACTGGCCGCATCTGGTTTATTTGCGCGAATTCCTTGACCGGGTGACGGCTGGCGAAATCACGCGGCTGATGATTTTCATGCCACCACGCCACGGTAAGACGGAGATGGTCACAATCCGTTACCCGGTATGGCGGCTGGAACGCAAGGCGAAGTTGCGCGTTATTATCGCTGCCTACAATCAGATTCTGGCAAACAAATTTTCACGGAAGGCGCGCAAGATCGCTCGTTCTCGCTTCCCACTGAGTGAAGAACGGGCAGCAGTTGAGGATTGGGAGACGCCGGCGGGGGGCGGCTTCCGAGCGATTGGTGTTGGGTCAGGTATCACTGGTCAGGGGGGGGACCTGATTATCATTGACGATCCTGTGAAGAGCCGAGAAGAAGCAGACTCGTTGGCGTACCGTGACCGCGTGTATGAGTGGTTCACTGATGACCTGTACACGCGACTTGAACCGGGTGGGTCAATCATTCTCATCCAGACGCGCTGGCATGAAGACGACCTGGCGGGGCGTATCTTGAAAAGTGACGACGGGCCGAATTGGACGGTGGTCAATCTGCCTGCTATCGCTGCAGAGAATGACCCATTGGGCCGGCAGCCAGGCGAAGCGTTGTGTCCAGAGAGATATTCTGAGGACGCGCTGGCTGAGATTCGCACGGCGTTGGGTGAGCGTGCATGGTGGGCGCTGTATATGGGCCAGCCACGCCAACAGGAAGGTGCGCTGATCAAAACAGAGAAGTTCATCCTCGTGGATGAGCCGCCGGCCTGCGTGCGTGTCGCTCGCTACTGGGACTTGGCAGCCGGGGTCAAGACGCAGAATGACTACACGGCCGGCGTCAAAGTGGGCGTCACAGATGATGGACGCTGGGTGGTGTTGGATGTGCGGCGTGGACGCTGGGCCTGGCCGGACGCGCGGCGCGTCATTGCTCAGACGGCGCAACTGGATGGGCTTGACTGCGTGCAGGGCATTGAAGATGTGGCATTTCAAAAAGCGGCTTACCAAGACCTCGTGCGGTTGCCAGAGCTTGGCGGCGTTTCTCTGCGGTTGGTCAAGCCGCAAGGCGACAAGGTCAACCGCGCTGGCGCGTGGGCTGGTCGGGTTGAGGACGGTCTGGTCTATGTGGTCAAGGCCGAATGGACGCGGGCGTTTCTGGATGAATGTGCCATGTTTCCTGTCGGAGAACATGATGACCAGGTGGATGGTGTCTCTGGCGCGGTGCAAATGCTTTCTCAATATGGCGTGCAGTACGCGCCGACTTTATGGGTGTGAGGTGTGAGATGCAGTTGGCAGACCAGTTATGGCAACAGAGGGTGGTCAATGAAAACCACGCGCGGCTGATGCAGTACAGTCAGGCGTGGAAGGCGTATTTCGGACAGCACCGGCGGCCATTGAAAGTGCGAGTTGGGCAGAGTGACGATAATGTCATTGTCAATTACTGTCGGCTAATCGTGGACATTGGCGTCGCTTTTCTGTTTGGCGAGGAGCCGGTTTTTGAGCTCAACGAGTTGGCTGAGACGGATGCTGAGGAGACATTGAACGAAATCTGGCGGGCCAATCGTAAGATGCAGTTCTTGAAGAAGCTCGCTTTGAATGGCGCGGTTTGTGGTCATTGCTTTGTCAAGCTTGTGCCGCGTGAGCCGTATCCGAAGCTGGTTAATGTTTCGCCAGAGTATGTGACGGTGGTGACTGATCCGGATGATGTTGATTCTGTCTGGCGGTACATCATCGAGTACCCGGCGGTGGGACGCGAAGGTGAGCGATTGACTATCCGCCAAGTAATTGAGCAAAGCGACGAGGGGCGATGGGTGATTCTGGACCAGCGGGCGGTGGGTGATGCACCATTCATCACCGAGAGCCGGGCGATCTGGCCGTGGCCGTGGCCGCCTATTGTGGATTGCCAAAACCTGCCTTCGCCGAATGAGTATTACGGTCTGGCAGACATCGAGAGCGACGTGATTGACATCAACAACAGCATCAACTTCGTGCTGAGCAACATAGCCCGCATCTTGCGCTTCCATGCGCACCCCAAGACCTGGGCACGGGGTTGCGCGGCAGGCGACTTGAAGATTGCGGTGGATGAGACGATTGTTTTGCAATCACCCGACGCGGAACTGCACAATCTGGAAATGCAATCTGATCTGGCCAGCAGCCTGGAATTCTATCGGCGGCTGAAAGAAGCGATGCATGAAATAACGTGTGTCCCTGAGGTTGCGACGGGCAAGGTTGATTCGGTGGGCGCGCTGTCAGGCGTGGCGCTGCAGATTCTGTACCAGCCGCTGATCAACAAGACTGAGAGCAAGCGCGAGACTTATGGTGAGTTGCTGGTGGAATTGAACCGACGGTTGTTGGAGATGCGCGGGTTTGGCCCGGACAATCTGTGTGAGATTCACTGGCCGGAACTCTTGCCGAAGGACATCATGCAGGAGCGGCAGGCGGCATTGATTGACCAGCAAATTGGCGTCAGTCAAGACACATTGTTGACCAGGTTAGGTTATGACCCAGAGTTGGAGCGTCAGAAGCGCGAGATGAACAGTGTAGACCTAGCCGAGACGATGTTAACTGCATTCGACAGAGACCATGCCTGATCCTGGACGCATCTATCGGCAAGTGGAGAAGTTCCGGGCCGAGCTTTTGCGCAATGAACGCGCTGCGGCTTCGGCGATGGTACGTGAATATGGGGCGGTATGGCAACGCATTAGAGTACGTTTAGATGAATTGACCAAGCAAATCAACGACGCACGGCAGGCTAAAGAGGATGTTAATATTTCCTGGCTATTTCAACGCAACCGGCTGGCGTCGCTTTTGGCGCAGGTGGAGCAGGAGATCGCCCGCTTTGTGGATTATGCAGACCCGGCGATCCGAGAGCAGCAGAGGCAGGCAATTAAGGCGGCGCAACGTCATGCTGAGCAATTGGTATTGATGCAGTTACCTGAAGTGCAGACATCATGGTCTCGCTTACCAGCAGAAGCGGTCAGCGATTTGGTAGGCTTCACCGAAGCTGGCCCATTGCGTGAACTGCTAGACAAACTTGGACCCCAAGTCAGCGATGGATTTAGGCGGGCGCTGATTGAGTCGATAACGGTTGGTCGCAATCCACGCGAGACGGCGCGGCGCGTGAGGAAGGAATTTAGCGTTGGTCTCTCCCGCGCCTTGCGCATCTCTCGCACGGAGCAATTACGCAGTTATCGCGAGGCGACGCGGCGCAATTATCAGACCAACTCGGATATTGTTGAGGGCTGGGTCTGGCTGGCGGCGAAACAGGAGCGGACATGTCCGATGTGTTTGGCGATGGATGGTACATTTCACAAGCTCAGTGAGCGATTGAATGATCATCCGAATGGACGATGTGCTATGATTCCGGTGGTTAAAGGCATGGCCTTGCCGCAAGTAGAGACTGGCGTCGAATGGTTTGAGAAGCAAGACGAAGCGACACAGCGAAAAGTTTTAGGTAATCCTGGCTATGAAGCGTTCAATGCAGGTGAAGTTACGCTCAAAGATTTTATAGGGCAAAAGCGTTCGAGGGACTGGGGCACGACGCGGTATGCCAGGAGCTTGACGCAAATCTTGGGAAAAGAAGACGCTAGAGCCTGGAAAGAAATTGCGTTGGCTACTATTGTAAGTAAAAGGGAACAATCTGACATCAATTTCAATGCTATCGAGCCACAGAAACTTGGCGATTTGGTAGAATTGCGACATTTGTATCCCGAAAATGAGTCAGGCAGAGAATTTCTAAGGCCATTGCCTGTGGTGATTAACAAATGGGCACTTGACCACATCAAGCAAGACCATCCTGAAAGAGTAAAATGGTTAAGTCAAAATAGAGAAGTAATTGAGAAAACGGTTAAAACGCCAGAACTTGTCTATAAACAGCTAGAATACAAAGACCAGATGGGTCATTGGTCTCAAATGTTGGTAAGACAAATAGAAGGACAAAAAGACTATTTGGCTATTGTGATAAGTCTGGCGCGTTTAGAAGGCATGGAATCAGAAACCCACCAGATCATTACGATGTATCGAGCTAGAAGGAAAACATTTTTCAAGGCAGACAAAAATGGTAATGAAGCGATTAGACCGAAATGGATTTCAGTTGAAAAGAAACAAAAAACTGGCATATAGCCAGCTTCTGTGGTTCTTGCCGTGCGCTAGTTCGGCATCTCATAATTCAAGACCAGAGTGGTCAGGGTTACATGGTATGCGACTTCCCACCTCAGAACCATCTATAGTATAGCACATTTTCGGTTTGATGTCAATTTTTATTGACATAGTCAATTACTTATGTTATACTACATTTAACAGAATACGGGAATGTCGGAGTTTACCGCCCGACTACTGTGAAACCGCAAGGGGACACGTAGTCGGGCGTTTTTCTATTTTCGAGGTGTAATATGCCTTTGAAAAAAGGTTACAGTCGCAAGACTGTTTCAACCAATATCAAGCGATTGGTGCATGAGGGCAAATCGCAACGTCAAGCGGTGGCGATTGCCCTAAACATAGCGCGTTCGGCAAGACGCCGACGCAAAAAATGACGGAGGGATGGCTAGATGCCAGACGATACGGCGGTCCAGGCGGCCACTAATAGCGACCAGGAGTCACAGACGAACGACCAGGAGTCGAACGTCACGTTAGAAGAATTGCGCAAGCTAAGGCGTGAAAATCAAAGCTTGCGAAAACGTCTGCATGAAGTAGAAGCGGTAGAACAGCAGCGGCAAGAAGCGGAAATGACGGAGCTTGAAAAGCTCAAGAAGCAGCTTGGCGACTATCAGCAGAAGGAAGCGCAATGGGCCAGCGAAAAACGCGCTTTGTCGGCGCGGCAGGCGGTTCAGAGCGAGGCAGCCAAGTTAGGAATCATCGATCCGGACGCGGCTTTTCGACTGCTTGATACCGAAGCATTGGGCGACGATTTGAGCGGAGTTGGCGTGGCGTTGCAGGAATTGCTAAAAGCCAAGCCGTACCTTAAAGGCGTTCCACCAATGGTCAGCCCGACCAATCCGGCCAATCCGATGCGGCAGCCACAGATGTTCACACGCTCACAGTTGCGGGATACGAAGTTCTTTGCCGAGAATCAAGAGGCAATCATGCAGGCGATGAAGGATGGACGGATTTTAGATGAATAGCGGGTGATACCCGCAGGAGGTATATGTCATGGCAAATGTAACAGTAACTTCGGCGCAATACTTTATACCGGAGATTTGGGCGCAACGGGCGTTGCAAGTACTGCGTTCCAATATCGTTCTGGCGAAGCTGGTGACGAAAGATACAGATGTGGCAGCTTTTCAAGTGGGCGATGTGCTGCATATCCCAGCGGTGGGGGCGATGTCGGCGAATTTGAAAAGTGCCAATTCTGGTGTCACGTTACAAGTTCCCACCGATTCAGAGGCGACGGTCACGCTAAATAAGCATTACGAAGCATCGTTTCTGGTAGAAGACCCAGTTAGGGC